AAGGTTGCGTGGAGGTGGTGGAGACTTCGGGTTCACGAACGATCCTACTGCTCTCATTGCCAGATACCAGTGGAACGGGTGTCCTGTTTATGATGAAGTGTGCTATGAAACTGGAATGGATAACGCTAAGATCGCTAAGAAGTGGAAGAGTTCTATCCTTGCGAGATCAACAGTATATTGGGACAGCGCAGAACCTAAATCTATATCTGAACTTAGGAAGACGCATAGGCTCAAAGCAGTAGGCGTAGACAAGGGTCAGGACTCTGTCAGGTTCGGAATTGACTTACTCCAACAGCATGAAACTATCTATGTGACCCAACGTTCGATCAATTTAATTAGTAATTTTAGAAACTACGTTTGGGAGACTGACCGTAACGGGAAGCCAACCAGTAAACCAGTGGACAAGAACAATCACGGTATAGATGCTATCCGTTATGAGGAAATGGGGAAAGGCAAATATTCCGGAAAATATACAGTGAGAAGATGATAGTAGAAGCAAGAATACCAACTAAAGGAAAGAACCTAAGAATCAGACACTTTGAGAGTATGCACGTACTCCCACTAGAAGAAGGGTTCAGGACAATACGACAGAGGGCTCTGTTCCTGTCTGCATTTGTAGGACAACACTATAACAGAATGCTCCAGTTCAAGGAGGAAGAGATAATCAAGATGAGCGACACAGCCAGAACAGCGTTCGCCCGTATGGACGTGACGTCAGAACTGCCAGAGAAGGTGACACTAAAAGGACAGACGTTCTGCCTAGTAGACCCTGACAAGATAGGGATTGGATGGCATATAGATTTCAGTAACTGCCCTATCGCCAAAGACCCTGTGAAGTTGGCGTGTCTGTTCTATGTTCAGGAAGGATACAATTATTCAGACGTTGATGAGAATAACAATATCGTCTACCCTATCTCTTCACGATACGAGCTATTCGCAGAGGAATTCCCGTTAGAGTTGTTCTTACGCTCAGCGGATTTTTTTTTAAGAAAATCGCTCAAATCAACGAAAAGAACTCTGATGGTAAAGATAGCAGCGATGAAGATGCAGAGAAGAATAAGTTTTCTAATTCCGCACTTAAACCCTTTCAATGGGAGAAGTCGATCGAAGCAGTCATGACGACCTTCAATCTGACATGGAACCAAACGTTGAAATTGAACTATGCTACTTTCACTCACCGGTGTAAGTACATAGCTCACAGGCATAAGGAAGAACAAAGAGAACTGAAGAAAGTCAAAGCAAAAATATGAGCAAAGTAGACAGCATAATACGAAACATGAATCTAGGGGTCTCTAAGAAGACCATAGCAGCGACTCCAGATAGTCCGCTGCACACGCTGTTGATAGGCACTATGCAGGAGGTCATAGATAGGCTATCAGGCTCAATCGATAAGCATAACATCAAGGCATCTAATAGGCTAAAGCAGTCTATCTCATCAGTGGATGAGTCTGAGCCGGGTGTCCTCAACGTAGGTGTGTCCATGAACTTCTATTGGAAGTATATGCAATATGGTGTGAACGGCACCACACAGAATTGGGGAGCACCTACTTGGGGACCTGCACCCGGAGGAACAGAGGACTTTAAGACAGCTATCTTAGGGTGGATAAGAGATAAAGGCTTACAAGCCAGACCGGGACAGACGTATGAGCAAATGGCATTCGTCATCATGCGACACATTAAAGAGAAAGGGATTGAAGGACGTCCGTTCTATACGGATGTGGTGAATGACGATCTCAAGCGTTTCCTAACAGAGAGCATTCAGAAAGTATATAGCAAAGCACTAAAAGTAGAAATATCAGACCCATGGCAATAACAATCTTACAACAACCATCTCAAGCGAGCATTCAGTCTTCGGACGATCCCTTGCAATATGTGTTCTCCAGCGATCAAACTGGACAGGCTAATTTCAGCTTCTACGTTCAGACGTTCTATAACACCGCACTCGTATCCGAGGACCTAATATTCCCAGAACGAGCAGGAGGAATAGGACAGATAGATATAAGACAGAACATTCAACCTCTTGTAGCTGCACAGCGCAGAGTTCCTCCAAGCATATTTGATGGAGAGAACCTTAGGGAAGTCTACACACTTGTATGGGAAAGGTATGGAACGCCTCCTACCCTACAGTCCCTTCAACCTTCAGCGATATTCAAAGTGATGAAAGCAGCAACAGACGAAGAGACGTTCAGGACAGATTGGCTGACTCAGGAATATACGCCCTCACTCAAGTGGTTAACCAACGCTCCGAATAATACGATGTATGTGCAGAGAGGGAATCCGGTATTCGCATCCATATTGAACTCTGATGCCCAATGTTTAGTTGAAGCGTATTACTTCAACAGTGCAGGTGCTTTGCTAGGCGTAGGGACGTCCGGAGTACAGACCGGAGTAGATAAGGTTAACATACACTTAGATGAAGCACTAATGACGTCCCACGTGGCTCCTAATAACTTTGAAGACATATTTCGTATAGACTTAGCACTAAACCAGTCTGAAGGACTTAGATTCCTATTCATAGAAGAAGGGTGCGGAGACCCTGTTCAATTGAATTGGTTGAACAATGTAGGGGGAGTAGACCAGTTCCTGTTCACACATAATAGGGAACGCAAATTCAAGACAGAGATCAGAGAGTTCAAGAAGCAATTCGGCGTATGGAATGATAACCCTACTCCAGGGAACTACTACGTGCATGACCCCCTACAGAGTGGACCAACACACTACCTGAAAGTGACAGAACCGAAAGGCTCTATCCACTCAGGGTGGGTGTCTGAAGAATATCAGAATTGGTTCTCTGAGATAATCCAAAGCGTTGACGTCATAGCCGTATCAGGTTCAGACAGCGAGAAGATACCTGTAACAGACACGTCAAGCACATTAGATAAAAGTAGATTCATGGACACGTTGAACTTCACTGTGAACTATAAAAAGAGTAACTTTAAATCTATCAATACTTAGTATGGACAGACTAATAACAGAAGAAGGGATAAACATAGACCTTTCAGAGAAGATTCCAATTCCTTTGAATTTGTCTATTGCTGATTTCAAGCAGCCTGAAAAGAGACAGAGAAATTTCTCTAAAGAAATAGACATACCCGGCACTTCTGCAAATCAGGCTTACTTCGCTTCCGCGTTCAGTTTAACTAGAGTAGGAGGGTCATTCGACTTCAATAGTTCTGCGAAGGTCAATTGCACGTACTTCAAGAATAACATCGCAGTACTTCGCAACGCTGTAATAAAACTGAACAAGGTCATAATAAATGACCAGAAGAAGATCACATTCAAAGTCAACGTATTTTCTGACTTCGTAGACATATTCCTGCTACTGAGCAATGTGAGTATAAGGGACATCGGGTGGAGTGAATACAACCATGAGATGAATAACACTAACATCATAAATTCATGGAACACTCCTCTAGGAGAAGGATACTACTACCCCTTGATTGAACGTCAAGCCAGACAGAACATACAGCGTTGGAGGAACACAGAGATGGTCCCTTATGTACATTTCGTTGAAGTGTTCAAGAAGTGCATGGAGTTCGTAGGGCAGGAATACGAAAGTGACTACCTAGAAACCGACAGGGCCAAGAGCATTCTGTTCGGATATGGTGGAGGCAACTACGTAGACAATGCGATATCCCCTGCAGAGCAGAATAATAGATTAGTATTAACTAACAATGGGACGTTCAACTATTCCTACAGCACGAACGCAGCCTCTACACCTACGTCCACTTCAGGTCCTGCATACTTCCCTCCTATACCTTTCACAGGGAACATAACTTCCAATGAGGTTCAGGACATATATGATCAGATGGATATATCTGTACTCACATTCACCGCAGCACGGAATGGCTCCATGAGACTAGAAGTATTCGGACAAATAAGATTCACGTTCTCAGGACTAGACACAACGTTCGACAGTATGGGTTCTAGAACACTACTGTATGAGAAGAACGGAGTCCAATATCCTATAGTAGATCTAACTCAGACGGCAGCCGATGAAGTATTCAACCTGAATGCAGGGATAGAGATGGACCTCATGCAAGGGGACGTGGTCACTGTTAAGTGGGGGGCAGCCACAGGGCAATTCACGTGGCCTCTACCTGATGACTCCGACACGGGGGTGACTTTGAACGTCACGACCCCTGTCCCTTTAGACGTTAATTTCGTAAGCACGCAAGACGCAATCACAGAAGGTTCTCTTGTAGAATTGCGTAGGTTCCTGCCTGATATGAAGTGCAGTGACTTCCTAGTAGGTGCTATTCGTTTCAGGAACCTGATGATCTCAGACCCTAACATTTTCGACGTGGTGCGTGTGGAGCCTATTAGGAACTTCTATCAAGAGACAAACGTATTCACAGACATAAGTCAAGAAGTAGACCACTCTAAGGATATAGAAATACGTCCCTCGGCGAACGAGTACGCCAAGCGTTTGAAGTGGATATTCAAGAAAGGTACAGAAGCAGACGCAAAGACGTACGAAGAGAAATGGGGGATACCTTACGGAGATATGTCATTCGATCAATCTTCTTTCTTCGCAAAAGGAGAGCAGAAGATAGAACTACCATTCGGGACCATCATCCCCTATCAACTGTACAGCAACAATCAAGGGACGGTGATAGTTCCACGCTTCGTGGATATAGACGATCAGGGCGTGAAGAAGCCTACCAAGGGAGTTCCTAGAGTTATGTTCAGAAACGGCTTGAAGCCCGGACGTTGGAGACTAAGACAGAACTCAGGTAACCAAGTCCTCCAAGAGTACCCTTCAGTCCACCACTTCGACGATTACCAGAACCCAAGTTTCGATTTGAATTGGCAATTGGTGAATGAAGTATTCTATGTGACAAACGTGGTGACCACCGTGAATTCATACAGTGAGTTCTATGAAATAGAAGTGAATGAGATAATAAGTCCAGATGGGAAGTATGTGGTGCTATACCGCAAGATGAACAATAAGCAAGTGAAAGAGATAGACTGGTCGGTCCCTATAATGTGGAACGGAGCGTTATTCAAATTCAATAAAGTGATAGACTATGATTCCTCTATAACTGAGGTGACCAAGATAGAACTACTGAAGATACTGGAAGCGAGGAACTCCAGAAGAAGAAGGATATTCCCTCCTAGAGTTTTCCCTGCAATCCTATTCGACACCTCACCTATAGCTTCTCCTCCGGGTGTAGGTACGGGAACGACAGTAATTAGCGGAGGAGTCGGACAGACATTAACAACGAGAAAAGTGATACAAGGATGAGCGCACCTGAAGAATTAGTATTCCGGACCGAGGTCCAGTCCGGAAAATCCATAAAGGATACAGAGAAACTGACCAAGTCCATAAAGAATACGGACAAGGCTGTCAAGGACGTTGGCAAGACAACGCAGAAGACAGCAACTGACATGAAGAAAGGACTCAACGATGTGTTGAAGTCTAGTGACAGTTTCGAGAAGAAGCTAGCCACAGTCAACAAGATCGTGAAGGAGACACCTGTTTCCATCCGTGATATGAACAAACAGATTCAGGCGTACCAGTCTATTGCACTCGAAGCAGGGAGAACAAGCCCAGTAGGGCAGGAAGCACTCGCTCAGGCAGCAGCGTTGAAGGACAGATACGTCGATATCCAGAACGAGACTAAGCGTCTAGCGGATGACCAGAAGAACTTGAAAGGAGTCATGGAGATTGGTTCTGGAGTGGTTGCTGGGTATGGAGCTCTTCAAGGAGCTATGGCGTTGACGGGCAACGTGTCAGAGGAGATGAGGGAAACTATGGTGAAACTCCAAGCGGTGCAGACTATACTGATATCCCTAGACAAGATACGTACCTCTCTACAGAAGGAGTCTAGCGCGATGCTCCTTCTAAACACCGTAAGGACGAAAACAGCAGCCGCCGCACAGGTAGCATACACCGCGGTCGTTGGAGGCACCACAGGAGCTCTAAAGGCCCTTAGAATCGCTTTCCTCGCTATTCCTATTGTCGCTATCATCGCAGGAATCATGGCTTTGATATCTGCGCTCACGTGGTTCTTCAGTTCTGCAGAGGAAGCAGAGGAGCAGAACAAAGCAGTGAACAAGTCTTTCGAAGAGCAGAACAAACTACTGGAGAAGAACTCCGAAGCATACAAGCGGAACGCAGACAATAAACGAGCGTTGATGGAAGCTGAACACGCAACAGCCCAAGAGATGTTCGAATTTGATAAGAAGCGTATCGCAGACGAGGAGAAGATGAGGAAGGATGAAGTGGCTCTGTTGAAGGAGACGTTACCTAAGAAGACTGCTGCCTATAAGCAAGCACTAGAAGAAGGGAACAATGAACTCGCTAAGACAATCCGTGAAGAGACTGCAACCATGAGAGAACACTACCATGACCTCCTAGCAGAGCAGGGTCAATGGACAGTGGATACTCAACTATTGGAAGCCAAGCACAGTGAAGCCATGCAAGCGGAGCAGGACACTCTCCAGAACTGGAAGATTAAAAACATAGAGAACGCAGATGACAGAGCTATAGCGCAGATGAAGCAGAAACACGCTGAAGAACTTGCAGAGCTGATCAAACGATATGGTGAGGAGAACGCTATCGTAATGGAGGCGAAGGAGCAGCAAGCCAAACAACTTGAAGCACTAGAACAGAAGCAGCGTCAAGCACGTTGGCAGAAGTACAAGAAGCGTAGAGAAGAAGAGGCTGCACAGCTATTAGAGGAGCAGAGACTCCTAGAGGACTTGTTGGCTGCAAATATAGCAGACGCAGACTCAAGACAATTCGCGCAGATGCAACTCGCCCACGAACGTGAATTACAAGAGCTGAAGGCACGATACGGAGCTGAGCACGATATAGTC